ATAGTGATGAGCGTGATGATTATTTTGACGAAAAAGCTGCTTTTGAAAGCATCAACAAAGATATTTCTATAAATGATGATGTATTATATGAATATATACAGAAGTCATTAAACAATGAAGAAAAGTTTTCTAAATTACAAAAAACAGTTGTAAAATTAGAATCAATGATTGAAGATTTATCAGAAAAACTTAACAAAGCTAATGTAAATCTAAAAAGCATTAAAGAACAAAATATCCGCTTGATGTACAAAAATCAAGCACTAAATGATGACTCTTTGAGTGAGCATCAAAGAAAAAATATTGTAGCGGCATTAGAGAAAGCCAATACCATCACAGAAGCGAAAACAATTTATGAGACTTTAAAACAAACAACCAAGAAAGTAAATAATTCAGTTGTAAATTCAGATAAGATTTCCAATTCAAATATTACAAAGAAATTTATAGCAGAGAGCAAAAATGCTGCTCCAAAAGAGATGAAGAAGGAACAACTTACTGGAATTGCTAAGAAATTATTTGATACTTGGGGAATTTAATAAAAAATAATAACTATTTAGTGAAGATTACTCACTCAAGGAGATAAAAACAATGGAAGATTTTCTTAAACAAATAATGGATACTGATGTTGTCGAAAGTAGATTAGACAAAGACAACAGACTCGTAGAAAAATGGTCGAAATTCGGCTTCCTCAAAGGTATAGCTGATGAAAACAAGAAGAGAACAATAGCCCGTCTCTTCGAAAACCAGAAAAATCAAATGAAGAGACAGGTTCTTCTTGAAACCACTTCAGTTGCTGCTGGTGACATCCAGGGCTTTGCAGCAGTTGCTATGCCAATTATCCGCAGGGTATTCGGCAATCTAATTGGTGCATCTGAAGTTGTATCAGTTCAGTCACTTGATCAGCCTGTTGGTTTGATCTTCGTACTCGACTTTACCGCTGGAACCAATAAGGGTGGAATGGGTCTTGCTCAGAACACCTCTATCTATGGTGGTGGTAGAGTAGGTGCTCAGATCCTCTCCGGTGTTGATCTCGAAGGCGCAAACGCTGAAACTGGTTTCTATAACCTCAATCAAGGTTATACTCAGGCAACTGGTTCAGCTTCAGTAAACTTTGCTCCTCTCGGTATCATTGCCTCTGGTACTGTTGGTGGTCTTGATAATACTCTTGACAAATATTGCAGATTCGATGAAGACCTTTCAGGTTCATTCGTAGCTGTTCTTACCGCAAGCAAGTCAGCCTTCCCACAGCTCAATGAAAAATCATACGGTTCCATCACTGACGTTTCAACTGTTTCTGGTACTCTCATCAAGAGATTGACTCAGGAATGGGCTCTTGATAGAACTAAAGTTCTTCTCATTTACTCAGGTGCAACCATTGGTAACCTCAATGAACTTACCAATACCGCAGCAGCCAGAACAATCAAGTACCCAATCTATGACGATTTCCAGCCTGTAGGTGGAGTTCTCTCTGCTATCACTGGTGATCCTGCATGGGGCTTTGAATTTGATGGTTCAACTGGCCAGAATGCTGAAATTCCAGAAATCGACCTCAAGGTTGAGGCTTTCAACATCCAGACCAACACCAGAATGCTCAAAGCAAAATGGACTGCTCAGGTTTCTCAAGACCTTGCTGCATGGCAGAACATGGACGCCGAAGTTGAATTAACTTCAGTTCTTTCAGAACAGGTTGCCATGGAAATTGACATGGAAGTTCTCAGAGACCTTATCGAAGGTGCAAAAGCAACTGTTCGCTACTGGTCAAGAAGACCAGGACGTTTCGTTAATCCTCTCACTGGCGAAGTTCTTCCTGCCTCATTAACCGGCGACTTCACTGGTATCGTTGCAGAATGGTATCAGACTCTTATCGAAAGAGTAAATGACGTTTCCGCTGTAATCGCAAGAAAAGTTCTCAGAGGCGGCGCAACCTTCCTCGTCTGCTCACCAGAAGTTCAGTCAATTCTAGAATCAACAAACCAGTGGTTTGCTGCAACTACAGTTGGCGAATCTGACAAGGGTACAGCAGGTCTTGTCAAGCAGGGTTCAGTTTCTAAGAAATGGGATGTACTCGTATCTCCCTACTTCTTAAGAAACGTACTCCTTGTTGGTCGTAAGGGCTCAAGCAACCTCGAAACAGGTTATGTTTACGCTCCATACGTCCCAATGATCACCTCACCAACCATACCTAACCCTGACAACCTCTTCGTGTACAACAAGGGTGTCATGACTAGATACGGCAAGAAGATGATACGCCCTGACATGTATGCTCTTGTTATCTGCTTGAACTTAGCAGGATAATTGAAAATTAAGTTCTGATAAAGAGGCCGAGAAGAAATTCTCGGCTTTTTTATTTTTATTTTTATTTAATTGTGTTTATGTATACTAGTTATAGCAAAACTACAGGAGGATATGAACATGGGATATAGAAGATTTTATTCAGAATTAAGTTCTAGCTTTAGCGGCTCTGATTCAGCTTTTAGTCAATCATCATTTTCTGGTACAGTTATAGGCGGCACTACTTATACATTCCAGAAAGTTCTTCAGACTATAAGACTAGATATCACTCAATCAACACCAGGTACTGTAAACTTTATTCTTACTCCATCAGGAAGTGGCAGATCAATCGTAGAAAAAGTTCTTGCATGGGGTGAAGGAATGAACATTTCTGCTTCATTTGCAGTATACAATGGCGGCGAAGCAAAACAAATTACAAATGGATTTTGGACTGGCACATTAGCCAATGCTGATGTAGACGGATATATTACAGCATCATTAAATTATGCAAATACATTAGTTCCAGCAGGAGCAAGATGTTATGTAACATCATCTGCTGGTCAATTTGCGCTTCAAGTATTTTACAGAACTCAAGAGTAATATTAAATTATAATTTGACAAAAGGAATGAACAGAAATGTTCATTCCTTTTTTATTTTATCTAATTATAAAAGGAAAACAAATAAATGAGTACAGTATATTTAAATCCAATAAGCCAACAATCATCAAAAAAGCTACCACAAACAGGTACATATTCTAATGTTTTAGCAATGCTTCCTGATGCAGTATATACTTCATCTGCATTTATAACTGGAGCAGTAAATGCAGTTGGTCTTGCATATGACTATTATGCAGGCAATATGATGGATATTGAATTAGAAGAAAGAAACGTATATAGATGTTATCAGTTAGCTGTACTAAAATATTCTTATTTAATAAATACACATCATGCAAACAATATTCTATTTGAAATGTTAGGGTTCCAGACTTCAACGTATAATTCAGATGGAAATATAATGATAGGTTCTGATTTGTCATTAAAAAATCCAAAATTTTCATTAGCATATGCAAAAAATATAGCTGCTGCATATGGAGCAGAAATTGGAGTCGGTGGTCATGTAGAACAATATTCTGCATCAATAAACACAGTAATTGGACAACAAGATTATGATTTGCAAGATTTAATAGGAAACTCAACAGAATTCAGTGGCATAGTTGCAGGTAAAAGAATACTTGTAAAAGATGTATTCTTCAGAACGCCATTTGCCTCATGGAGATTCTTTGGTATTTGGGGTGGATTTGGCTCAATTGCAAATCAAGGTTCATATAGCAATTATGCAAGTAATTCTAGTTTTTATTTAACTCCTGTTTGGGAAAACAAACTACAAGCTGCAAACTTTGAAGATAGATTGTGGACAAGAACATCTCATTTTTCTTACGAGCTTGTAAATAATAAACTTAGATTATATCCAATTCCTTCTACGCTATCGCCATCTAAATATTGGATTAGATTTACAGTAGATAATGGACCATTAGTGGAAAGTGCAGGAGTTCTTACGTCATCTATTGATGGAATTAACAACTTAAATACATTACCTCTAGGAAATATTCCTGTAGAAAAGATAAACGGTCCAGGACATTTGTGGATAAAAGAATATTTCTTGGCATTAGTAGGAAAATCATTAGGTCTTATTAGAGGTAAGTTTACGTCATTACCTTTAATGGGCGGCAGAACAATGCAATTAAATAGTGCGGATTTGCTATCTTCTGCAAATAGTGATTTAGAAAAATTAGAAGACAAACTTACTAAATTATTAGATGGCATGGTTCGCTCTGAACTTGCTAAACGCAAGAAGGAGCAGGTCGAGAGCACACTTGATGTTCTGAATTATACTCCATCGTTTATATATGTAAAATAATTTACATGAGGAAATAATACAATGCCAAAATGGACAAGACCAGTAAATGCACCTGCTCCATTATTTGCTAATAAACCTGAAAGAGATTTTCAGAAGCAATTAGTTGATGAGATTACAGAGTTTGTTTTACCTGGAAAGGTATTGTATTACGCTGTAGACAGAGAGAGGACAAATTTTCATCCTTTATATGGAGAGGCTGTTGAGAAATTTTATTATAGTCCAGTATTTGTTCCTGCACTTGTAGATTATGAAGATAATACAACTGTAACAAATAAATACGGCAAAGATAGAAAATCTAAAATAACAGTTCATTTTCACAAAAGAAGAATAGAAGAAGATAAAAACTTATTTGTTAGAGAAGGTGATATTATTTTTTACAATAATGAATATCATGAAATAAAGAAATTGTCTGAACCAGAACCAATGTGGGATCAAATTGAGCATCAAGTAGGTATTACAGCCACATGCGAAAAGACTAGAAACCCCCCGGTAGTTATTGGAAATAAATAAATAAGCTATGTATTTTCGATAATTCAGAATCTAATTATAAGGACAATTCAAGATAACATTATAATAACAATGTATCTATTAGGAGAATACAAATAATGGGAAGTTCTAAATACAAACTTGTAAGCCCTGGAGTTCAAATCAAAGAAATTGATAACTCACAAGTTCCTGCTGAACTACAAGATGCAGGTCCAGTTGTAATAGGTAGAGCACAGAGAGGTCCTGCAATGAGACCTGTCAGAGTCAATTCATATTCAGAGTTTATTGAATATTTTGGCAATTCATCTACCAATAATGTAACAAATGATGTATGGAGAGAAAACGTAATACTTGGACCTTCATATGGAGCTTTGGCAGCAGAAGCTTCTCTGGCAAATAAAAATTCTTTAACTTTTATTAGACTTCTTGGAACAGAGCACGCTGAAGCTGCTTCAGCAGGCAAAGCAGGTTGGAAAGTTGGAGCACTTGACGGAACTGCAAGAGAAGGTGGTGCATTTGGTCTATTTATTTTTCCTTCAGGCTCTTATCCTGTTGGATCTTCAAATGAACTTCCCGGTGGTGTAACTTTTGACGATTTAGTCTCAACAGGTACATTAGCTGCTGTTTGGTATCTACAGACTGGTTCAATTGCGCTCAAGGGCAGATTATATGCTACATCTGATGATACCCAGACAGGTACAGCAGGCTTATTCCTTTCTAATGACAAAAAAGAATTTAGAGTTCTTATTAAGAATGAAAATGGTGTAAACGTAGAAGATATTACATTCAACTTTACTCCATCAGAAGACAAGTTTGCAAGAAAAGTATTCAATACTAATCCAACACTTGTTAACTCAAACGTTTACAATACAACCAAGAATTATTTCCTTGGTGAAACATTTGAAGACTTTATCATCAATTCAGATGAAATGGCTTCCTTAAGAGCAGCTCCTCAGTGGGTTGGCGTAATACTTGCTCTTAAAAATCAAGCGACAGGAGATGACTTAGCCTCAAGGCAATTACCAAGCCAAAACTCAAGAACTGGCTGGTATTTCTCACAGGACGTAGGAAATTATTCTACATTTGAAGTAGATAATACACAGAAACTGTTTAGATTCCACTCACTAGATTCAGGCGAATGGAATCAAGCAAATATTAAAATATCAATTAAGAACGTAAGAGAATCACAAAATGAATTTGATAGATATGGTTCATTTGATGTTATTGTCAGAAAGATAAACGATTCAGATAATGCACCTGAGATTCTCGAATACTTCAATGATTGCAATTTGAATCCTTCTTCTGATAGCTATATTGCCAAGAAGATTGGTGATAAATATGTTGTATATTCAACAACTGAAGAAAGAAATCTGGAATATGGCGAATTCGATAATCGTTCAAAATTCATAAGAGTTGAAATGAACGAAAGTGTTGCTCTAGGTGCAACAACTCAAGAACTTCTACCATTCGGCGTATATGGTCCAGTTAAATTCAAGAACTTTGCATTTAGCTCTGGTTCAATAGGTCTTGTTGGTTCTAGATTTGGTAAGTTTACAAATGTTGAATCACAGTTTACTGCTGCATTCGCAATGGGCTCAGGTTCTCTTCCTGACAACATGTGGCACAATTACGCTCAATATTCAACAGGTTCGGTCAACTTTGGTGGTGCCGCAAGCTCTATCAAGACTGCTTCAGTTGTAATTCCATATCCAAGACTAAGAATGTCCACACTAACTGGTGCTCTTATCACTCCAACAAATGCATACTTCGGTGTATTCACTGATGATTCGAATGATAAATTCTCTTATGCAGTTAGAGATTTAGTTAAGATACTTCCAGCAGGTGTTGACTCATTTGGTCCACAAGAAAGCGAAGGTACTGATTATGCCTGGAAATTTACACTTGATGATCTCAAGTTTGTTGCAGGTTCAACAACTGATGTCGAATGGTCATCTGGCTCAAGACAATTAGGCACATCTCTGACAGCGGCTGGCTCATATACTTCTCCTCTAACTGGTAATTTCAATTCATTTACCACTCTATTAGCAGGTGGTTTTGACGGCTTTGATGTCAAAGAGATTGAACCAATTAGAAACTCAGGTTTATTAAACAAGAATTCAAAGACTTCATATGCATACAACACAGTTAACAGAGCAATTGAGATACTGAGACATCCTGAAGATGTTGAATTTGAAACTGCTGTCGTTCCTGGTGTAACCAACGTTGGTTTAACAAAGAAACTAATCGATGTATGCTCAGAAAGAGGTGATGCACTAGCAATCATCGATTTAGAAGATGACTTTGAAGCACGTTCAGAATCAACAAATACATTAGCACAGAGAAGAGCGAATGTTAAGAATGCAATTTCCTCTCTTAAGACAAGAGGATTAAACACAAACTATGCATGTGCTTACTTCCCATGGGTTCAAGTAAGAGATTCAGAGACTGGTGTTCTTATATATGTTCCACCTTCTGTTGTAGCTCTAGGCGCATTTGCTTACAATGATAAAGTTGCTGGTCCTCACATTGCTCCTGCGGGCTTCAATAGAGGTTCAATGACACTAGGACATTCTGGTCTTGTTGTCCAGAACGTATCATATAAGCTTCTTTCAAAAGAAAGAGATGATCTTTACAAAGTAAACATCAATCCTATCGCAGTTCTTCAGAATGAAGTCGTAATCATGGGTCAAAAAACCCTTCAGGTTACTGCTTCTGCTCTAGATAGAATTAACGTAAGAAGAGGTTTATTACAGCTTAAGAGACAGTTCTCAAAGATTGCTTCAAGGCTTATATTTGAACCAAACATTAATGCTACTTGGGATAGATTCGTTGGTCAGGCAAGACCAATACTTGATGATCTTAAAGCAAGATTAGGTTTAGAAGACTATAAACTTGTTCTTGATGCAACAACAACTACAGCAGACTTAAGAGACAGAAATATCATTTATGGTAAAGTATTCTTAAAACCTGTAAAAGCAGCAGAATACTTCTTATTAGATTTCAATATTACAAGTTCAGGTGCATCTTTTGCTGGAGCATAATACTTATTATATTAGGAGAAAAAAATAATGTCAGAAGAAAATTATTTCTGGTCAAGACCTACAGCAGAGCCAAAAAGATCATATAAATATCTAGCAAAGTTTGCGAATTCTGAAATTCCATGGTTTCTTGTCTCGTCTATTGATCTACCAAAAGCAGACATAGGCGAGGCAACTACTCATGCATTAAACCATACTTTCAAATGGCCCGGTAGAATTACCTGGCAAGATGTTAGCATGGAAGTTACAGATAGCGAATCACTAAATGCTGTCAACGTTCTTGTTGCGAAGCTTAGAGGCGCAGGATATGTTTATCCATCAGTTGATAATTATGCTACAATATCAAAACAAGGATCAATTACTTCATTTGGCGTCTTAACTATCCAAGAATTAAATTGGGAAGGCAAGAAAATAGGCGAATGGTATCTTCAAAATGCTTGGGTCAAGAAAATTGATGCAGGCAAAAAAGCATACGAATCAGATGATGTTCAAAAAATATCATTAACTGTTACTTATGATTGGGCTGAATACAAGAAGTTTGCAAATCCAGTTGGTCTAGGTGGTTCAGAACTTCCAGGACCAGAAGTTATAGCTGGTATTATAAGTGGCGA